ACCTTTTCCTTTACGTTCCATTTTTTTGTGGTTGCAACCACCTGATTTAGTTTTCTTCATAAGATTATTTCATTGATTTACTGCCTTTGCAACGCCATTTTTTACGGGATAGGTTATTCGGCGAGTTGGGGTCACTGCGCCAGTTGCCTTTGATAGCGTTGCTTCTAGCACAATAGCTGTCAGCTTTTGCCGTGCCTGGGCGAATACGATCACCACCGTCAGCAGCTTTGCCAGCTTGACCATACTTGATTGTTTTCTTCCGCCCAGTCGCGGGATTGGTTACTACTTTCGTGAAACGCTTTTCCATCACTTCATCTTTCGTTTGATTTTCCGCTCTTGCTTCAGCATCTCTTTTGTTGGCTTTTTGCCAGAGCCTTTAGCATCGCGGATATTATCCCACATTCCTCGCTGAGAGTGAGAACCGTCTGCGCGTTTGATTAGTTTCTTCATCATTACTACTTAACAAGCTTGCGAACAGAAGATGCTTGAGTTCCGCGAGCTTTTAACAAGTTAGATCGTGAAGGAGATGAAGATTGCTGAATTTTTGGTTCTGGAGATTTTCGTGCTTTTGCTCCACGCGCAGATGCGGAAGGGTCTGCAAGTAATCTTACTGCAGGGTATCCTAAATCAGTAACATATCCTTCATAGAGAGCTTTTCCAGCAGGATTCAACTTAGGATTATTTGTAGCTGCTTTCGCTTGGATATCTGCTTTCTTTTTTAAAGCTTTCTTCTGCTCCATCATTTTCATTCCAGTTATATAAGCTGGATTTTTCGTGATATCGTATTCTTTTCTTTTTGCTGGCATATTTTTATTGAGTTGATTGTTTATTGTTGTTAAAAATTATTGTTCCATTCCTTGTGTTGTTACGCCACCCATTTCAGCGGGTGCTGTTCCAATACGTCCAATCTCAGCGTTCTGAGCCTGTTGTAGCTGGAATTCGTACTGACTGGCATATTTCTGCAAGCGAGCAGCAAAAGCCTCGTCCTGCTGCGCTCTAGCTGCAACATCGGGCTGCTGAACGTATGCCTGAACCATCTGCATGGCAATCTGCGCTCCGTTTGGTTGCGCAGGAACTTCGATACCAGAGAAGATCTTGGAAAGGTCATCTGTAACGTTCTTGGCAATCTTCTGTTGCGCTTCTTCCACTGGTTGCAGAACGTAGTCAGCAAAGATTGGATTGATAGAAGATGCAGCGAACTCCAGTAGTTTGTTTACATCGAGGATGCCATTGCGATCCAGTTGGACAAGGGACACCATATTCTTCAACTGAGTCTCTGCTGTTTCTGGATCACTTGCCAAGGAGTCAAACGATACCATAATTGAATAGTTTTCATCTGGGCTACCCTTGGTCATCACTTGGGGATTAGGATTTCCTGTAACTTGGAAGAAGATTTCATCAGGCCCCATGCGCTGATACAGCTTCCATGCCATTGTCAGAACGTCTTTAACGTGGTCAAGGAACTTACCAATAAAGAATTGCTGGAGAGCAGCAGAAAGAGGATTTGTAAGATCTAACCCAACAGCACGATCCGCTTGTCCACGCATTGACATTTCACTCTCTACAGAGCCGTCATCTCGTGGAGGAATTGGACCGAATGCGATTTCACCTAGTCGGCGATATGGCACTCTGCGTCCAGGACCCCAATCCGATGGTGGGCGACCAGCAGGGTGCATAATCGGAGGCAATGTCGCCAAAGACGCGCGGTCAATACGACTGTCACGCTCGGTCTTGATTTGCATCTGTGGACCACGGAGAATGTCAGAGAATGTCTGAACTTCATACATCCGCTTTTGGTTGTTAGCGAGACAAGTCACCACGAATGGATAGTCATCGTAACCGTTAAGCAGTTCATGCTTGGCATAGCCATCTGTTTGTGGGTGGAACACAGTGCAGTAAATGCCCTCAGAACCATCATCCTCGTCGATTAGACGCTGATACGCATAGACCACCATAACAAGATCGTTGTCATCGGTGATTGGCAAGCGAGTCTGAGTCTTTACTTTCTCGCCATCGAGATACATGGAGTCTTTACCACGAAGGGTTTCGATAGCGTTATCTACCCATTTACGATCCCATCCTTCGTTCGTCACCTTCTTCTCAAGCTCTTGAGCCGTGAGGAATGTTCGCCAGAACATGTATGGTGCGCGTTGTGGATCTGAGATGTAAGATGGATACACTACCTCGCCATCGGGGGCGCAGGCATAAACTACAGGACAGTCAACAGTTTGGCGTGATAGAGGAATTTCAGCAACACCCATCTTGCGTAGGTCTTTGATTGCTTTCTTCGCTCGCTTAGTAGAAAGGTCAGGGAATGAGTCTTGAATCAACTCAAGCAACATCTCGTCATCTTGCTCACTAAGAATTAACTCCACAAGATCAGGCGATGCTTGTTGGATTTGCTCTAGACTAACGCTCTGAAGATATGTGCGCTTCTCACGATTCCAGCCAACGTAGGTAACCATGATGCCCTTCTCCATGAGATAGTTCCCGCCAAGCTCCATTTGACGCTTGAAGTCTGGAATGTAGGATGCTCGCATCCATTTTAGGAAGCCAGAAACCACCGCTGCTTTTGGCATTGCTGCCATAGACGTTGGGAATGCTTTGATATGGGAGCGAGATAACGCTTGGTCAAACAACGCAACATACATGTCGATGCGCTCGCCAACTACGTTTACCTCTTGATCAGATGCGCCTTGCCACGGGAAAGCATTAGCTCCGTTCTTGCGTAGGTCATCCGACTTGCCATCCCAGATGTTTCTACGGTCGTTATAAGAACGCAGACAAGATTCAAAATAGTAATCCAGATCAATCAGACAGGTGTCATAAGCATTGGATAACGCACCAATATCAGGCTTCTTGTCTAAATAAACAAGGGACTCATCTTCAATTTGTTGAATGTCATTCATGCTGTATATTGGTAGTAATCCTCGGGTTCGGAATTGACGAGAATAACATTAACTTGCTTTCCTAGCAAGCCTTTTGATATTTGAGCGGGACATTTTACATTGACGCTGAATCCGTCAATCCGCGCTTTTAGCCATGTCGGGTTATTGCAGATTCCTACAATCAACGCTTTCAATGGCGATTCTTGTATGTCTTGCACAATTTCTTCAACAACCTTAGCTGGTCGTCCTCGTTTCTTTGCTTCTTTTTTTGTATTCATATTAGTAACCTCCACCTCCTTGGATTGTGGCTAAACTGACGGAACTGTCAACATGATCTATTCCTGAGATTGCAGCATAGCGCAAAACATCTATGGGATCTTTCCAAGCTTCCTTTAATCCGCCATCTCCCGTGTATTCTGACAATGCTTGAATAATGTTCTCGCAATCGGAACTAATGTAGAAATGTGGACGGTTTATTGCATCCAGCGGCTTGGATGTGTCCCATGCCATTTTGCCAATCAACGCTTGTAACCCGTCATCAATATCGAGACCTGGAGCGGGAATGCAAACCATACCAGCATCGTTCAAATCTTCGATAATCGAGGATGAACCATCTTGCACCTGATACTTCGCAGCACCAAGTCGCGGGTCGATCAATCGCTCAAAGATTTCTTCTTCGCCTTCTAGTTCTTCGATAAGCTCAACATAGTCGCGGATGCCGTAGCCTTGTCCTTTCGCTCCCTCTCCAGGCATCCATTTGCCACCGCGCCACTCAGCCCAGTCACCGACATCGACTCCAGGCCATTCACGGTAAACCCACATCGTCCCAGTCTCATCCACTGCAATCCAGCACATGAACCAGTTTTTAGAGCCAGCAGGGTCGATAACGTGATATTTTGTGATGTTGTTTCTAGGAATCTTGTCTGGATCTACCACGTTCACGATCTTGTTGAATTTCGGGAACTTAGTAGCAGCAGCCTTGGTTGGAATTCCGTATGCCCTAATTAAGATTTCCTCTCTAGTTTTTCCAACAAGCGTTTGCTTAATGCGTTCATATCCACCAAAAGGATTATCTTGCGAGTGAAAGTAATGAATTGTTCCCTTGATGTTCTTACATTCAAGTATTGTCGGAACAATTTCACCACCAAGCAACTCAGCTTCTCTGCTTTCAAGAACTTTTGCTCCATCAAGATACTGCTTGATTAACTCCGTATATCCAAAGATTGGAGTAAACGTTAGCATCATCTTGCTATTTCTTGTCGCCAACCTAAACCTAAGTGTGTCAACTAGCTCTGGACCTCCAAGCATCTCATCACACCATGCACCAATATTAAGCCATGTTGCCTCCTTAGAACCAAGTTCTGCACCTTCTAGGATGGTCTGGTTGTTTGCAAATGCAGCATACGTCTTGAATGAAATCCTTGATCCATTCGGAAGAATCAACGAGTTATCAGTCCATCCGTTTTTTCTAGAGTAAGACAGATATGTATTCTGACTTGTCTGTTTGCTCTTAAACTCAGCTGGCATCCAATCATACACGGCAGCTTGCTGCTGTCTAATAGATACTTCGGCATTCTGAGCAAAACAGAATATGTCAGAGTTTGGATTTTCAATAGCGGCTTTTACCACAAAATAAGCACCGACCTGCGTTTTCGATGATCGATTTCCACCACTGATAAGTGCCTCGTTTCTAGTCTCAAGACACTTCTCAAGCTTTCTCCAATTCTCAAATTTCCATCCATATCTAAATGGATCTTTTATGGAATTGCGAATAGCTTCCTCGCGGATTTGATGAACCTCCATCAATTCCTCTGCGGTCATTTCAGTGATTTCCTCATCCGTGGGGATAGGAAGAACTGGATGTTCAGTCCATTTTAACATTTTGCAAACTCCCCCCTAAATTGTTGAGCTTTTTCCATATAAGCACTTGCAGCTTCTTCTTTTGTTTTGAATCGCCCAATGTTTACGCTTTTTCTATCAATAGTTATTTGCGCTCTCCATCTTCTTGTAGCTTTATTCTTACTGGCACATCTTTAAATGTTCTTTTACCTCCCGTTTCCATTTCTTTGATTTTCTGAACGTGAACTTGTGTCCACATCCATTTTTCGGGGTGGTCTGCCATACGGTGAATTACCATAAAGTTATCTGCCTTGTTTGGGAATTTGCCACCTCCCTCTGCATCTGCCTTATTTGGAGGCATTGCGTACCCTGCGTCTTCATGGTCTTTTGGGTAAACTCTCCTTAATGCTTCTGATGCTGCATGGACATTTAAAGTTATTCCTATTTTTGTTTGAGTTATAAATAACTTCATATCCAACATTGCTTTATAGTCGTATTGATGCTCATTATTTGATTCCTTGTAAAGAACATTGTAAGGTTCAATAATAAATCGGTGGTATGTTTTCTTTTTAAGTAGTTTTTTACCAATGGCAAGCATATCTTTATAAGTAAATGCTATATCGTTTCTTATTATTGCAAAATGTTCCTCCACCCAATCCATTGCTTCCTTCCTTTCCATTTCACCCATTCTGTTAATAGTTTTAGCTGCATAAAACTCCATTAATTTATACTTTAACATACCTACATTATTTTCACCCGCAAATATTATGTAATTTTTTTTATTGAAGTAACAATCTAATACAGCAAAAAACCAAGTAACAACTGATTTCCCTGCGTTGTCATGTCCTAAAATCATATCTAAAGAAGCGTCTTTAAATCTCCAATAATTATCTAATTCTTCAAATCCTGTGCTATCTCCAATTTTAAATGTGCCATTCATCTTTTGATTGATAAATAAATCACATTCCTCTTTGGTGGCTAAAAAGTCAAAA